AAGCTTTAAGGTAAGCAGCAATGGATACAAATAATTCACGTGATTTGAAATATGATTCACAAACCTCAACCGATGACTTTGTAGTTTGTATGAACGGTGAAAATCACCATATGGATTCCCCGAGCAGTGGTCTGTCAACTTCACTCTCGAATCCTGGTGGTAGTACTCCTCAGGTACGAAAATTTTTCATTGATACAAGTTCCAAAGGGAAAGTTGTTGTAAATACTTCCCGCGGCAACACCGCAACGCCCTCCAAAGAGGCTGCTATTGGTGCTAAGAACACCAATGTTTTTGATTCAGGTAAAGAAGAGATTGAAGATCTCTTGTTGACAAATAATAACTTGAATCGCTCATTACCCATGTACGAAAATAATATCAATCCAGTTAGAAATAACACAAAAGCACCAGTGAAAGATATTAAGGTAGTCAAGGCTAGTGACAGGAAATGTAGGATATGTTCTGAATATGGACATATAGCTAAAGCATGTTTATATCGCAATAAAACTCGTAAACACCTACATATCTCTCCAGAGAAACACAAGAATGATTATAGATACAAAGAACAAGAACAAAAACCTAAAGTATCTATGGATGGCACTGGAGAGAGGGACCCTAAGTTTCCAATTCCTAAACCAATAAAAGTAAAAGTTATCATCAATTACGCTAATGAATGGGCTAACCAGATCCCATTTGATTACGTTGATGAGAACCACACATTGCCATTCGGAAAGAAAGTAGAACTATGGATAAATAAGAAACCAAACATTCAACACGATGTTTTGCCAAAATCGATGTTAAAATTTTGCCAAAGCAAGCTAGGGTTTTCTAGAGGTAACATACATTTCAATTCATATGTTACTAATGTATTTGAATCTAAACTTTACCGAGGATGGGTCGAATATTTTATAGATATCAACATGTTTCACTTGATGAAAGATTTAAAAGAAGCAATTATACACTTTTTCTTTCATGACATGAAGACTCTTGAGAAATATTACCCCCTTTTTAAAGCAAATGAAGGTTACAGTGCATCCATCAACAACGCGCGTCCTATCCTCGATTCAAGGACCGCTTTTACAGCTGTACATAGTCTGTTTTTGAACATAATGTCCCCACTAAGGTTCTTGGCTATAATTCTAGTCATGTTCTTTGCCTTATTAATGGGTAACATAGCAACCAAAATTGTTCATTATACGCTTACAGCACAGTTCTTCGATCTATTAGTATATATTATCGCTAATTCTAAACTAATAGCAACACTCGTCAGCTTAATAATATCATTGAAATTATTCATTTCATGGAAGAGAAAGGACGAGCCCACACTATTGAACCAACAATACGATGTTCCTATATTCACTTTATGTCAAACCTACCCAATGTTAAGTATAATCATTGAGGAAATTGTTAAATGTTTTCCTTATGGTTGGGCTTTAATAGGTTACTTAGAATATTTAAAATACGGAACGTGGGATAACATGGCATGGCATAAGAACTCCATGATGTTCAAGTTTCTACCCAGAATAGCGCACCACATTGAAACAAATAAATCCAGGATGGACTCAACCATTGGTAAACCTGGATCAGTTTTGTATGCTCTAAACATACAATGTGAGAAAAGTTCAATTGAAATACCAACTTTCGTTGAACAGTACCAAAATAATGAAGTAATTGAATTGCTCCCTTCTAGGATTCCTAAATTAGGAGAGAATATGAAGATATACACAAACCTAAAATTATTTGACGAAAAAGGTCAATTTTATGCTGGACATATGCATAAACCAAAGAAACAAATGGATCACCATACTTACCGTGGTTATTTTCCTATATTATTCAACGTCTCAACGATGAGAAAGCCAGCACCCTCTTTTGATAATCTATTGGGTGCTTGCCACTATCGTGCTTCTGATATACCTAATTCTGTATATAGGGAGAACAAGAATAGTATGGATAGAATAACTGCACACCTCGTGCACTACTCTGCTGTAATGAACGTGAATACCAGAGTGGAATGGTACAAAGGTCTTAAAACCTTACAACAATTAAGGATCCAAAGAGTTCAGAAAGCAAAAGAACTCGGGTTTGAGGAAGAATCAATTCAAGTATCAGTTAAGTCTGACGAATTGATAAGTACAAGAGAAAAAATGGTACCACGTTTAATCTTCAACGTGTCTGGATACTGGTTGGATAAATTAGGAGAAACAGCCAAACAGTTATCAAATATATATAGTGAAGTGTGGGACTATAAGCATAGCCACCC